GCCTGTTGCAGACAACGCGCCATCAATGGTGACCCCATTTCCGAGGACCGCGATCGCCCCCGTGACTTCGATGTCCGCGCCCACAGTGACGTTGGCCGTCACAGCGAGATTCCTGCCCGCAGACAGGTCGCGCGTCGCATCAATGTCATTCAGGCCGCTGATGTCACCCGTGACTTCAAGCGTCTCGGCGACAGTCGCCAACCCGCCGACTACCAGGTCATCAACGGTCGTCTCGCCCGTCACATCAAGCGTCTCGCCGACCGTCGCCGCTCCGCCCACCGTCAGGTCATCAACGGTAGTCGCGCCGGTCACGTCTAGAGTCTCCGCAACGGTCGCGGCCCCACCAACCGTAATGTCATCTACCGTGGTCGCGCCCGTGACTCCCAGCGTGCCCGTGATGGCCGCGTTGCCGCTCGCCTCTATATCCGTGTAGTCCAGGGAACCTGTCGTCAGCGTCCCCGTGACTTCCAGATCAGTCAAAACTGTAGTGCTCATGTCAGTCCTCTACTGCCTTCCGCCTGCGGCGCGACGCCTTCTTCTCAGGCCCCGGCTCGTCTTCGCCCGCCGCTTCCGGCTCAATCTCCGGCTCCGCCGGAACCTGCGCAATGTAGTCGCGCCCCGGGAACTGCCGCGCCAGAATCGACTCGTCCACGAGCGCCGTCTGCCCTTCGAGGAGAATCCTCTTGTCCGGCAGCCGCACCCCTGCATGCCCCGGTCGCGCCGTCGCGGTTATGCGTATCTCGCCCATATCTCAATGCTCCTCAAAGGGAGGCGGGGCAGCCCCGTCCATGGAACCGCCCCGCCCGTCAGCCCGGAGTGCAGAACTAGCTGCCCGCAACCGCCGCGCCGAACGCATACTGCGGCAGGCCGTAGCCCACAGCCTTGCGCTCCCTCGTCCCGTATTTGAACGAGTCCCGCATGAACGCGTCGTTGTCATCGGTCAGCGCCTGGAACTCGACCTCGGTGCGCTTCTGGAGAATGAGCGGCCTGATGCCGCCCTTCGCCTTCAGGAGGAACCAGTCCGTTGCGTCCGTGAGATACGGGGAGACCACAACGTCAAGCATCCCCTGCACGGGGTTGATGTCGTTGTTCGCCACGCCCGGAATCTGCGCCGACTGCACCAACTGGCGCGCCGTGAACTGGAGCGCCGGGGGAACGACCAGAGTATCAGGGACGATGCCCAGCGGATCGCCCTGGTCGTCCACGAACTCCGCCATCTGCACAATCGCCGCCTCAAGCGCAGTCAGGCTCAGAGCGGTCGTGCCCTTGTTGTCACCCCATGTATGGCTGTCCGAGAAGAAGGTGTCCCCGGCATAGTCCAGCCCCGTGAAACCGGCGGCCAGAAGCTCGAAGACCGCCTTCTCGGTGTGCCGTGCGTGCGCCTCGACCATCTCGCGGATGCGCATCGGAATCCAGCCATACTGGTCATCTTCCAGCGCCTCGCGAGCGACCTCAAGCGAGGTCTCGTATTTCTTGTTCACAAGCTCGAAGCGGGCTTCCGTCAGCCCCTTCAGCTTGCGCTCACCGAGCCACTCACGCACTGCCGGGACGTTCCCGAGCCATGCGTAGTCCTCGGAGTCCTTCGTGGACGGCACGACCATTGCGACGTTCGCCCAGTTGCCCGGAGTCTGCGCCGCAAGCGCCTGCTCAAATATCGTCTTGACCCCAACCGTCAGCGCGGAAGGGATGTCACTTTTCACCAATGCCATTGTTGCTCGTCCCTTCCTTAGTTGGCGCTGCCAGTCTGCACGCCGGCATATCCGTCGATGCAGATGTCAACCGATGTCGTTGAGTTGACGCGGACGATCCGGCCAACCTTGGTCGTGATGCCCGGGTCGCTCTCGTTGATGTTCAGAACGGTGTAGTCGTTGCCGCCCGTTGAGTTCGAGTTCAGCCAGACCTCCGCCCCGAGGTCCGCCTGCGTCACCGTGCCAGCGATGGCGACCGTGAAGACGCCCTTCTGGTACACCAGGCATTCCTTCGCGCCCACGGCCCCGGTGTTGTCCACGGTCTCCGCAGCGATGCCCCAATACAGCAGGCTCGCCACCTGCGCCATGGGTTCGCAGTATCCGGTCGCAGCAAGGGCCACGAAGGTGCCCTTGTAGATTTTGGTCGCCGCGTCCATCGGGGTCGAAACAACGACGCCCTCAGAACGGATGACCGCCTGATCGCTTGTTGCAGGTGCAAATGCCATCTGCTATACCTCCGCCGGGTTCAGTCCCAACCCGGCCAATAGTCGCGCAGCATCGTCCGACCACTTCAGGGATGCGCCGGAGTCCCCGCCCTCGGCGGGCGGCTCCTCTGCCGTCTCCTCAACAGTGGGAACCGGGCGTGCTGCCAGAAACCCCTCAAACTCGTCGTTGACCGCGAACAGCAGAGCGGCTGCCCGCTCCACCTGCTCCGGGCTGATATGCCCTTCCGCCGCCAACTCCTGCGCCCTTGCGAGCGCCCTGTCCCGAGCCGCCTGCGCCTCAGCCTCGGCCTCACGCGCCGCTTCGTATTCGGCTATCGCCGCCGCGCGCGCTTCAGCCTTGGCCGCCTCAAGTTCGGCCTCGGAGAATGTCTTGATTTCGGACTCCGCCATGTCGTGCGTCTCCTCATCATTTGGAATGACAGGCTCCGCCGCGGGCGGTTCCTGTATGCCCTCCGCAATCTCGCCCTCCGCGAACGTCGCAACCAACTGCGGCACTGCCTCATAAGACAGCACAGCGGCGTCCGCGACTCGGGGATACTGCACGAGGGAAACTTCAACGAGGAACAGCTTGCCTGCCCTCTCAGCAATGCCGACTGACAGGCGTCGTGCTCCAGAGCGCTCAATGAGCGCCCAAGCGTCCGTAGGGATGCGCAGCCGCCCCCACAGCTCTGCGCCCCTCCGGTAAATCTCCTGGACGAACCCGAGGAAGCCGTCAAACGGCGAATCCTCGTGCTCCACCTTGATGTTCAGGGGCATCGCCGTATTCGTGACAATGCCGTCCAGGTCGTCCTCCGTAACCTCCAAATCCTTGTCCGGGTACGGGCCAGCCCGGAACAGCATCGCCTCACGCTCCGTGTATGAGTCAATCATCGCTTTCCATCCTCAGAGCCGTTGCGCGGGCGTCGTTCGGGTCCACCCCCAAGGTGGCGAACACCTGCATCTGCCCGTCGTTCCACACCGGCCCCGGCTCCGGGCGTTCCGTCTCAGCGAACGCCACGGGATGCGGCGGCCTCTGGCGGTCCCACAGCGCCTCAAGTTCCCGCTTCGCCTTGCGCAGCGTGTCAACGTCACGCGAACCGGCGAACGTCTCGGACACCACGGAGGGCTGATGCGTCAGGGTGCAGAGCCGCCGAATCTCGCCCTTCAGGTCGTCCATCAGCCCCTTGCCCGCAGCCGCAAAAAAGCGGAGGTCATCAACCTCCGCCGCCGTCATCGTCACCATATCTGTATTGCTCATAAGCTCATCTCACGTATGCCTGACAGAGTTCGCACGCCGTTGCCGCGATGTCATATTCCAGCGTCATCGTCGCCGGGTTGATTGTGATGGAGCACAGGCAGTTCGGATGAAACGGCGGATGCTCTTTCAGGTCGTCCGTGTAGCCATCCGCCTTGAACTCATCCGTCAAGCCCTTGTTCTCCGCGAACGCCACCTCTGTCCGGGCAAGCCTCTGCCACTCCCAGTCGCGGTAGCCGTTGAATTTCGCGGCCATCTCCTCCGCCGTCTCCAATGGATTCCTGCCGAGGTCGATGCTCTGCTGAATCACGTCGCGCAGCCCGTCCAACTGAGAGCCGATGCGCATCTGCCCGTTGTCCGAGAGCCTGTCGAACGCCTCACCCAGAAGGCGCTTCACCGCAGGTCCGTTCCTGTCGGGGATCACCGCCGCAACCTGCGCCCCGCCGAGTTCCACGGCCCGGTTGATGCCCTGCGCGTAAGCGAACCTGTCCCACTGCTGAATGATTCCGTCCCCTGTATCCGGTGAGAGGAACCCTTCCCGCGAGAGGTCGCGCCCCATCATCCGCTCCACGAACTGGTCCACGGCGCGGTTGAATATCTTCATCTGCTCCGGGGTGTAGGTGAACGGGTCTTGCGGCGCAGGGTCGAACGCCGCCGCGAAACCAGCGCCCTTCACACGCGGCAGTCCGAACGCCGCCCAGGTGTCACTCTGCAACTCCGCGAACGCCGCGAGGATGTCAGAGTAAAGCCCATCAATCGCCCGAGCCGTCTCTTTGTATTTGGGCTTCTCGCCCCCGCCGATGGACACGCGGGCATCCTCGGCGAACTCTACCCCGTGGACGCAGCCGCCGGCCTGAAAGGGCGGGGGCGTCTGCCCGTTGCCCTCCTCTCCCGGCTGCCCCGGCGGGAACCAGCCGGGTTGCGGCAACTCCGGCGGCGTCGGCGCATCCTGCTCTTCCTCAATCACGCCGTCCCAGTCATCGCCCAGAACGTGCTCCGCGAACTTCTCCTGATTGAAGATGCCCTTCGTCCAGAGCTTCGTCGCGACCGCCTCCCGCTTCTCCATCGCGTTCGCTTCATTCAGTTTCGCCTGTGCGCCGACTACGGCGTCATGCAGGTTGACGGCACAGAACTGCAACTCGAACTCGCCCGTTCGCCCCGTGATGTCAAGCCACCGCTGCACCGTCCCCGTGAACGCGGGGATCAACTCCGACTGCAAGCCCTTGATGGTCTGCGTCATCACGTCGGCCTGATTGTCCGAAAGCCGCTCCGTAGTGCTCCACGTGAACCCGAGCATCCATGGGGGCAGCCCCGTCGCCGAGACGATCTGTTCCATCATCGCGCGGAACGGAACCTGAAAGTCCATCGCCTGCGAGTCCGCTCCAATGACCGAAATGGTCACTTCACCCGCCGTATGAAAGTCCCGGACGTTGCCCTGCCGCCTTGCCCTCTGCGCCTCCGCCCATGCCGTCTGCATCGGCGTCATCAGTGCCGTCGTCTTTGAGCCGTCCGGGTCGCTCCATCCCTCCGGCAGCTGCATGTTCACGTGGTAGCTCGGGACGCCGAACAGTTCCCATAGCTTCTGCTCGCACTCCTCAAGCTTCAGCAGGATTTCGCCAACGAACGGCAGCCCGCGGAACATCGAGACGCCGTAGGGGTCCGTCTCGGCGTCGTTGAGTGTGATGGTCGTCCAATCGGCAGGCAACTCCACCGGCGTCGCGTTCCCGGTTTGTGTCTGCCAGATGCTTACCTGCATCGGGTTGTCATCGACCGGCTTGAATGAAAGCGTCTCCGGGTCGATGGGCAGAACGCCGTAAATGTCGTTGCCCGCGTTGTTCGGGACGGTCTCATAGGCGGCCATCCCATACAGCAGATGATTGCGCACGTGGACGCCCTGGAGCACCCGGAATCCCTGCATCAGCGGTCCGACCCGCACGTCGTTGAGGAATCCCTCGATCTCCTCTTTCAGTGCATCATCCGCCACGACCTCAACATCGCCCAGTAGCGCGCAATAGGTCTGCAGCGCCCTTGACAGGGGCGGGATGTTATCCCGCAGGAGTTTGTAAAGACGATACGGCTTTTCGTTTGGGTTGGCCGGAATCTGAAACTGAGAGATGGCCGGGGCCATCCACAGCGGCCTTGATGCGACCTGTTTTGCAGGCTTCATCAGCGGAGCGCGCGCGGGTTGTCCGACGGCCATAGGGCGGTTGAACGCCCTGTCGAGGTTGATTGTGCTTGATGCCATTACTGAATACCCCTCAAGCCGTCGCGCGTCTCACCCGCGCCCGCATACACGTAGAACCCCATACAACGCTCCAGAGCGTCCACAGCAACCGATACAGCGTCCACCTGGTCGTCATGCTTGCCCAGAGGGAACGAAAGGCACTCCGAGAGGAACGCCTGCACCCATTCGCCCCTGACGAGATGCACGCGCCGGGGCTGCCAGACAAGCGCCCTCGAAACCTTGTCCCGGTCCGCGTCCACGCTTTGCAGGCTCACCCGCATAAAGCGCTTGTCGGCCCGCAACTGCTGAATGGCCGCGAGTTGGAATCCCTGCTTCTCAACGCCCCAGATGATGCCCGGTTCGGTCGCTGCGACCTGCGCCATATCGGATACCGTCTCCGGCCAGGTCTGCCGCCAGCGCGCGAGGTCCGCAATCCAGAGGTCGCCCTGCTTGTCAATCGCGCACTTCGCGCCGCACGTGTAGTCGGCGCTCGTTTTCTCGCTTGCCGCCAGGTCCCAGCCCCTTGCCCAGTTCAGGCCGGCGGGCGGTTTGTCCTCAATAACGAACTGCTCGCGCCGGAACATCGCGCCCTCGGGCGGCCTTGGCCGTCCCTGATACAGAGCCTCCCAGTCACGCGGCCCCACCGTCGGGCGGATGCGCTCTAAATCTTCTAGAGAATACTTCTCGGGCCAGAGCGGGAGTCCGTCATCAGACAGCGCGGGCATGTGAATGACCGTCCACTGGTCCGCGTTCGGGTCCGTGCCCTGCGCCTCCAGCAGCCGCCCCGTCAGATCATCCTCGTGCCAGCGCGTCTGAATGACTACGACCGCGCCGCCTTCCTCAAGCCGGGTATAGGCGGTGGACGTGTACCAGTCCCAGACGTTTTGCCGGTACGTTTCCGAGTCCGCTTCCGCGCGGTTCTTCACAGGGTCATCAATCAGCAGGACATTCGCGCCGAATCCCGTCAGAGGCCCGCCGACGCCAACGGCCTTCATGCCGCCCCTGCGCCCTGCCAGGTCCCAGGCATCGGCGCTCCGGCTGTCCTGTGCCAGCGCCACGCCGGGGAATATCGCTTCATAGCGCGGGTCGTCCACGACGTTGCGCACGAGTTTGGAGAATCGGTGCGCCAGGTCAGCCGCGTAGCTTGCGAGTATCAGGCGCTTATCCGGGTTCCTCCCCAGATACCAGGCAGGAAACCGGACAGACGCCAGTTCACTCTTGCCGTGTCGCGGCGGCATGGTGACAATGAGCCGCCGCGTGTCGCCGCGTTCCACTGACTCAAGGGCGGAGGCGAGCCGCCCGAGGTGCGGGCTGTAACGGTAGGATGGGAAAGTCCATACCGTGAACGGGATGATATGGTCAGCCGCTTCCGCTCGAATCCTCCGGGCTATCGCGGAGGTAGTCTGCGAACGCGAGGATGGCTGAGTCAGTAATGCCATGTTCTATCTCAATCGCCCCGCCGTCCCTGCCGGTGATCTCCACGGTGGACTTGCCGAGGTTTCCATACATCTTCGGCCGTTTGGCCTGCAGGTAGGCCAGCGGGTTCTTCTTGCGCAGTGAGTTCTCCGCGATGGAAACGGACGCGGCATCGGCCTCCATGACCCCTGCCCGAAATTCCGGGTATCGCTTCATCCACGACTGGAAAG